AGCAATCCAGCGTTGGAAGGTATTCACAGCAATACAGGTCCTAAGCGTAATCCTACTGCTGATGGCAGCAAGTTGCCAGCCAAGTATAAGAAGTAATACGCCATGGGCATGACAACGCTTCCACCAAACGTTAGCATTGGATTTGGTCCAGCACCTATTGAGCAAGATCCTAACGCACAAGATCCTACGCAGTTAAATGATATGGATCCTAACGCACAACAAATGCCACCACCAAGTGGGTTGCCTTCTGTTGGTATGCCTGGTGGTAAGAGTGGTGCAATGCCACAAAGTCAAGATGCATTAGCAATGCAGTCTCCAGTTCCATCACAGAACCCACCTGTGTCACAGTTCCCTGGACAGCAACAACCAATGACACAAGGCACAGGTCAATTGCCTCCAGGCTTTGGCGCATTGAGTCCTATTGATCGTTCACAAATTGGTATTGGTCAAATTGGTATGACATCACCAATGCAAGGTGCATTCTCAGGTCCTACAAATACAATGGCACGTAATCCATTAGCACCTAATGCTCCACAAGGCATGTTTGGTAATCAAGGTCGTGCTCCAGTAGGCGGTATGCAAGGTATACCAATGCCAGGTAGAACACCTGCTCCTGGTCCACGTATGAACGATTTAACTTATGGTGCAATGCAAGGTAGACAAGCAGTTGTTCCTACAACTAATCGTCAAATGACACCACTACAGCAAAATCGTTTTGCTCCACCTAATGCTCCAGGCGTTAGAACTGGCATCGCTCGTCCAAGAGTGCGCTAAATAAAAGCAAGGGGACAGACTCCCCTTGTTTCGCATAGAAAATTAAGGAAAAGAAAATGCAAAAATCAAATAGTCCAACGGACAATCCATGGGACGCTCCAGCAGTAACTGCTGAAACTGCTCCCGCACCAAAAACCACAAAACAAAAGAAAGCAGAAGAACTTGCTGACAAAGTCTTAGACGTTAAGCGTCCTACAGCACCAGCAGCAATCAACGCGGCTGAATTTGACATTGATGGTTTGATGACTGACTTCCCAACAGCAACAGAACTAGAACGTTTCGTTTATGACGAAACAGGTATTGTGTTGCAACTAAAAGGTCGTGCCAACAAACTAAAATATCAAATTGCTATGGATGTGCTTAATGGTCAAGAAGTTGATCCTAAGTTCATTGGTAGCGATAACCCTTACATTGATCGTACTGAATTAGTTCCAGTAGATCCAATTAAAGAGCCGCCAGCACGTTCAAATGCATTGCCTCCACGTACAGAAGTACAAAATGCTTTCTATAGTCCAGTAGTTCCTCATCCTGATCCAGAAGCAAGAGCACAAGATAAAAAAGTTCATATGACATTCCGCAAATATAAGAATGGTATGATCAGTTATGAAATCCTGGGCCCACTGGAACAACGTCCGGTTGGAGAGAAGATTGACAAGTTTGGTCGCACTCGTCCTGAAGTCATCAAGTGGGTTGATCCACGTACTGGTGAACAAGTTGTTATGCGCGAAGATGGTACATTAACTCCACAAGGCAAACGCTTACGTGCAATGATGCAAACATTTAAAGTAAACAAATCTAACTTCTGGGAAACCTGGATTGATCGTGAATTTGTTTCTCTAAATGACTCAGTTGCACATAACCCATGGGACTTGGATAAATGAACAACGCCGCACGTGACAGTGAAATTAAAGCAGCACAGCAAGAACGCCTTGTACGTGACACTTTAATTTTACAAAAAGTTAATGCGGCACATAGGGATGCGTTTAAAACACGCTTCCCTGGTCAGGTTGAACATTGTATGCGTTTAACTGCTGAACGTTTACAAGCAATCCTAACAAGAAAGCCAACTGACTTAGCAGATCCAACTACATGGAACTGCACCGCAGATGAAATTAATGAACTTAGTACAGCCTTATGGCACCTAAGTGTTATCAATCAAATGTATCCAATGGAGGCTAGCGATGAAGAACATAGCAAGTAATGAAGACAGCGCACTTGACGTTATTGGACGCTGGAAGAAACGTAACATATTACCATTACGATTCATTTTAAACAGAGACGAAGGTCGTCCAGTTGTTTTAGAATATACATTTGACCGCTACGACTTAGTATTCCTACGTGATATTCTAAACGAATTCTTAGATAACGAACCTAAGGAGTAATATGTTAGGCACTGAAACATTAATGTCTCGTGGCCTAAGGCATATCTTAGATAAGCACAACATTGCACCTGAGGCATTTACTACAATGCCTACATTGATGCAATTACAATTGCAAGAATTAGTAATTGATATTGCTGATGATATGAAGTACGATCAATTAAAGTACTTTAGGCCATTCGAGCATCAACTTACTTTCTTTGGCACAGGCAATAGTGAACGCCGTGGCATTCTAGCCGCAAACCGTATTGGTAAAACAGTTTCAACATGTGCGGAAACAGCCATGCACTTAACAGGACGCTATCCTGAATGGTGGAATGGTTATCGTTTCAACAAGCCTATTACTTGCATGGTAGCAGGTGAGGGCTGGTCACAGGTTGCGCTTGTATTACAGAATGAATTGCTGGGAACCCAAGATGTTAAGATTACAGAGAACTTAGGCACGGGTTTCATTCCTCGCGACTGCATTGTACAGGACACTATGCGTAATGATGGTGCCAACTGTATTGGTGTAGAGATCAAACATGTAAGTGGAGCAAACTCCTACTTGCTATTTGCAAACTATACGCAGGAAGTTCGTCAACTACAGGGTTTCAAATTGAACCTTGCAGTATTTGATGAACAGCCACCAGATGACTTCTTCAGTGAAATTGTTACACGTACTGCTACCACACAAGGTAAAGTGTTGTGCTCATTCACACCACTTAAAGGCCTTAACGGACTTGTATCAAAGTTTTGGAACAAAGAAGATGGATATGAATTCATTCGTGTAAGTTGGGATGATGTTCCTGAGTATGATCCATGGGGACAACCATTCCTGCTGAAGGAGACTCGCCGTCAGTTAGAGCGTGATTACTTGCCACATGAACGTGAAGCACGTATTGCAGGTAAGCCAGTTATGGGTAAAGGTGCTGTATTTCAGTTGCGCGAATGGCCAACATATAGTACAGGACAAATTGACTTTACACGTATTCCAAACATTCATCGTGTTATTTCACTTGACTTGGGCTTAGTGAATGACCAAACAGTGATAAGTTTAATGTACTGGGAACCATATGAACGAGTTGCTTATCTACATAAACAAATTATTGTGCAAGGTATTGAAGAGGCTGTCCCCTCTCAGTATATCAATCATTTGCTTCGTCCTGAAGTGTTTGGTACTCCTATTGTGCTACCTGCTGATGCATCTACTCCTGGCAGATACACTATGAGTAGTAGTTCAATACGAGAACTATTTGAATCATACGAATTAAACGTATATCACAAAGCAATTATGAATCCACCAGATCAAGAAGGACGCATTACTAACCATAAGAGTTATGGCATTAACCAAATGCGTCAAATGCTTGAAGTTGGATCTTTAATTATTAATGAGAACTGCACACAGTTTTTAAGTGACGCACAAAACTACTATGTGGATGCACAAGGACGTTTTAGTGACCCAGATGATACTATTGACTCTTGCCGTTATGCGTTACTTGCTTGTTTGCAAGGCATTGCTGAGCCGTGGGATAACCGCACTCCACAGCAACGCATGGCAGCAGCCCGAGACAAATATTACAAACCAAAAGACGATACAAATAAACCCGCTTGGAAAAAGACGTTCTCAGCCCAGTAAGGATAATCATGACACAAGAAACAAAACAACAAATGAATGGCAAGTTCTTAGTAACAGTGGGAGAACGTACTCCCACTATTATGTGTGAAAAACATGCCAAAGTGTTTGAACAAACAATGGTGATAAACGAAATACCACATACAATTTACGAATTAGAAGATGGAGATGGGCCTTACTACTGCCATGCTTGCGATTTACAAGTTGCAAAAGCATACGCAAAGCAAGTAGAAAATGCAAATCAGCCCACAATTGTACTACCAGGAGAATTTTAATGGGTAAAGGCAGTGGAAGACGTAAAGAAGATACTGATAAGATTAGAAACAACTGGGATGCTATCTTTGGCAAGAAAGACAAGCAACAGCCTCAAAAGCCAGAAGAGAAGCCAGATGCTAAATAAAGTATCAGTAAAGGGAACCCGATACAATGCTTGATATAAAAAATATCCCAGTGCAGGACATCAATCAAAATAGGAAGCAGAACGCTAACTTTGTCCGCATGAAGAATCAAATGGACGTTAAGATGGCGTCCTACCTACGCTATCTAGGAACAAAGAATGCTGTTAATAGGGCCTCGGATTATCATTATCTATGCCTCGCAGTCACTGATAGTACTGCACCAGTCAACGGAATTGACTACATTCATCCTTCCGTCAAACCAGTCGTAGATTATGCTACCGCAGTTATTACAAAGGGCTTGCTACCAAATGGCGAGATTAACTTTGAATTTGTAGCAGACAATGAAGATGACGAAGTAGCGGCACGCCAAGCAACCAACATGGTTAGCAAAGTTGTTAACCAAATGAATGATCCGCACTTTGTACTAGAGCGTTGGGTAATGGATGCTAACATGCACAAAAATGGTATGATGATGATCAAACCAGTGCGTGAACAAATTACTCGTTACGTAGAAACATCAGGTACAGCAGATCAACTTAAAGCATTTGAACTACAAGCCGCCGAAGCAGGTTTAACTGCATTGCGTCAAAGCAAGCGCCGTGAGTCCGTAGACATGATGAAAGTCATGGAAGAAGCAACTCAATTGTTAGGTGAACAAAAGACGGAATACGCTAAGAGTGTTGCACAACGTTTTATCTTAGACTTTAACGAAGGCGAAGAAGCAGCAGCAAAGTTTGGCGAAGAAGGCGACAGCATCGTTCAAGGCAACTTAGATGAACAAGAATCTATCATCAATGATGCAGTTGCACGTAACACAATTTACAAAGCCAAATACAAACTAACTGGCTACAACATCAACATCAAGTTCCATCCTATTGCACAACACTATTGGATTTGTGACCCAACTGTTCCTGAAATGAAGGATCAGCCTTTCTGCGGTTACTATGATCCAATGACAATCCAAGAAGCAATGGAATTATATCCAGGTATCAACTTAGAAGAATTTGAACAGTACGCTGAATATAACATGAACGGTGCTTATCAAGCAGGTTCAGTACTAAACAACTTGGCTATCCACGCACGTGACTCTGTACCTGTTATGGGTATTCCAGTTAGTTCGGCCGCAAGTGCAGATCCAGACAGCAGACAAGTATCTATTGTTACTGTATGGAACAAGTATGATATTGATGGCGATGGCGAACTAGAACTAGTAGAATTAATTTACTCAGGTTCATACATTATCAGTGCTCGCGAAGTAGAATTCATTCCTGTTGCTAATATGTGTCCAAAGCCACTACCTGGCAACTTCTATGGTATGAGTATTGCTGAATCTGTTATTCCAATGCAGGAATACAACACATCAGCCGCTCGTGCAGAAATCCAGTTGGGTCTATTAACTGCTACACCACGTATTGGTGTTAAGCCAGACCGCGTTGACTTTGAAATGATGCAAGACGGTGAAGCCGCTATCTTTATCTTAGACAGCAAGTTTGACCCAGCAAAAGACATTTATCAAATGCCTCCTCCAAGCGGCAACTTGCAATTCTTAGAAGTTGCAATGAACCGTATTCAACAAGATACAATGGCTATGGTTGGTATGACTACTCCGCAAGATGTATTCAACCCAGAAGTAATGGCACCAGGTAATTCGGGTATCAAGTTGCAGATGGCATTAAGTCCTAACCAAATTATTCAAGACAATACAGTTCGCAATGCGGCTGAAGGTCTACGTGAAGCACTATGGTTAGTATGGCGCACATTGATTCAGTATGGTGATGACTACGGCGTTAAGAAATTGGCAGCAAGTGCTCACCCAGATAAGAAGACAGACTTCCTAGACTACATGGCTTGGGATGACATGAACTTCTGTGACCGTAAGCAAATTCACTTAGAACTAGCACTAGGTATGATGAGTGATGAAAACGCATTAGGTCGTTTACAAATCATCCAGAAGTGCCAAACTGACTTGTATCAAATGGTACAAAGCATGTCTGCTAGTGGTGCATTGACTCCTGAAATGTATAAGAAAGTTAAGAAGCCATTTGAGGACACATTGTACGTTCTTGGTGTTAAGGATTGCAATACATACTTGCCAACAGACGATGAAGTAGTTGCAATGATTCAGGCTGCACAAGAAGCAAACGCTAACAAGCAACCAAGTCCAAGAGACCAAAAGGATCTTGCAAGTGCTAAACTTGATGAAGTCAAGGCTCAACAAATTGCCGCAGAAGTTGCTGGTCAAGATGCTGAATCACAACTAGACTTCATGGCAATGGCAGCAGGCACACCAAAAGTTTATAGTTAAGTTTTTACAAAGGAAAAGAAATGATTAGCGAAGACGCAGTTGAGGCGTACAATAGACGCCTCACTATTGACACAAGTAACCCTAAAAAGTTAACACCTAGCCAGCGCGATGCTGTGAAGAATTATGGTTCAATTGCTGAATCACTTCTAACAAATCGCGACTTGGCTATGTTCATTCATCACTTCAAGTTTGAAGTTAATGATGCAATGGCAAATATTAGAAGTCACTCAACTGAAGCAAATGCAGAACGTATTGCACTTGCCAATCAGTTAAGTGGCATTGATGGTTTTGTGAATACACTTAAAAGTGCAATTTACAAGAAAAATAAGTTAATCGCGGCTGAAAACGCAGGTCAAACTGAGAATCAGTTATAAAGCGATACTAAATAAAAGTGAAGGTAACCTTAATCGGCCCTTAACATAGGAAAAATTTAAATGGAAACAACGAACAGTCCTAACACCAATACTGGTGCGGCCACTGAACAAAGTGCAGTTCCAAGTATGGATTCAATTGCCGCTAAAATGACCGCGATGCGCGAACAGACATTGCGTAATCAAATTAAGCAGCAACCAGACCAGACTGCAACAGGAGTAGATGTAGAGGAAGATACATCCAGCCCTGTGGCACCCAGCGATAATGCTGAAGCCGAAGTTGCTGATACTAGCGACACTGATTTTGTAAGCGACAATCAAGAAGCAGAAGCCCAGAGCGAAGAGCCTGTAAGCCCTGACAGTACTGATTCTAGTGCAGAAGAATTAATTGACTTCTTAGAGTTTGCAGAAACAAACCCTAACGCCAAATTCAAGTTTATGAAGAACGGCAAGGAAGTAGTTATTGATGCCAAGAAAGCCGCAGCAATTTTAGGTCAAGGATCTGCAATACACGAAGAAGCACGCCAACTGAAAATTGACCGCGCAGAGTTTGATGAATACGTCAACGATGTTCGTGCAAGACAAGAAGGTTTGACTCTAGCAATGGAATTCACTGTGCAACCTAAGTTGCAGAAAGCATATGATGAGATTGTTAAAACACAAAATTATCAAACAACTTTCCAACAACAGTTAGCACAAACAAGGGACCCTGCTCAAGTAGCAAGGATCCAGGCGAGTATGCAACAAAACGAGCAATACATCCGTCAGCAACAGGCCTTAATTGGTCAACTAAAACCTGCTGTGGATCAGTTCCGTCAAGTTCGTGCTCAACAGGTTACAGAGCGTTTAGATTATGCTCGCAAAAACTTCCAGGACAAGGAATTGAGAAATGACTATGTCTTTAAAGAGGTTCGCGACAAACTAAGTAAACTGTGGCCCGAAGCCAATAGTGAAATCATTCCTGGAGTTGCCAATATTGATTTACTGTCAAGCGATGAAGGACTATTAAGCCTTGTACGTGACGGTTTAAGATATAGGGACAAACCTACTACCAAGTCTGCAGGAAGTTCAATGGCAGCATTGACATCTCGCAAAGGTTCAACAACACAGCGTGGCAGTGGTGATAGTGATATCAGTAAACTTCGTGAACAAGCCAAGAGCGGTGATAAAAAAGCCGCAGACAACCTCTTAGTAGCACAGTTGCAAAGATTGCGACAGTCAAGAGGCGGAAGATAAAATAAACCATTCTTAAAGGAAAATAAAATGGCAGAAATTACAACAAGTCAAATTGGTAACGGTACTACAGCATATGGTAGCGACATCGTTGTCAAAGATCTAGACCTAGATGTGTCTAACAGAGTGAAAGATGATACGCCAGTACTCAATATGGCTATGTCTAAAAAGCGTAAAGTTAACTCAACACTACCATTGTGGAGTGATGACATTTACCGCGCTCCAGCAGTTCAAGCGCAAGTTGAAGGTGCAGCAGTTTCTACTTCTCAAGCAGAAAGCAACAGCCGTTACAACTTAGGCAACTACACACAAATTTTCAGCACAGTTATCGCTTCTAGCGGTACAGCACGTGCCGTTATGCAAGCCGGTGGTGACCCACAAGCATACCAAGAAGTTAAACAGTTAATCGAATTGATGTTTGACGTTGAAGCACAATTGGTTCGTAACGACCAAATTGGTACAAAGTACGCTGGTCAAACAGGTATAGCATCAGGTCTACCAAGTGGCCAAACTGGTCGTCGTATGGGTTCTCTAGCAGCGTTCGCTGGTACACAATCCTTCAACACAACTTCTGGTAGCGTTACTGGTCTAAACACATGGACAAACAACGAGTCTTCAGACAGCGCAAGCGAAGCAGCAGATGCGTTCAACATCGCTGCACAAGGTAGCCAGTTCTACACAGGTACATTCACAAACCAATACTTCAGCCCTGCGCTATACAAGCAATTGGTTACTGTTGCTGAACAGCGTTACAACGCTAAGATCCGTACTGTTGTTGCTCCAACATCACTACGCACAAGCATCAGCGATAACATCGCTCAATCACGTGGTATCAACCGTGTTGATTCTGCTCGTGGCGACACAATCCAAACTTACGAAGGTGACTTCAACTACACATACGAAATCCACGATTCTTGGATCATGGATCAAGTTGGTGCTTCTAACAGCATTTACTTCTTGAACGAAGATGTAGTTCAGTGGGGTTCTTTACGTGACCTAGGTCCAAACAACGAAGTATTCAGCAATGCTGACGCTTCATTGGATCAGTTCATTCTTGAAGGTACTCTAATTGTACGTAACCCAGCAGGTGTTGGTATGTTGAACAACATCCAAGCAGGTACAACTGCACAAGCCTCTCTACCAGGTGCTCGCCCAGCAGCCCTAGTAAGCCGTGTAAACCAAGGCGCAGGCGACGTTACTCCTTAATTCTTAACTGGATTAAAGTAATACAAGGGTCCTTCGGGACCCTTTCTCATGACGCTAAATAACACTATGAGCGATTACAACAAACCAGAATATCTAGATGATAACGACCCAGAGAAAAACTATGATTACTGGCGTCAAGATCATGGCGGTACAATTACCAATCACAACGGATTAGCAGATAAGTTGTTAAAAAACAATGATTTGTATAACAGCATGAAAGGCGATTGGAGCCGTACAAGTACAAATCAAAGCGGTAACATTATTGTTACAACAGGCCGCGAAGATGGCAAATTTTACATTAGACGCGAACAGAAAAATGCTGAAGCGGTGGCACGCCGTTGTGCCGCATATCGTGAGGCAGCAGAAATGGGTATCCCAGATCCATTGGCTCCTTTAATGCCTGATGGAACTTTAGGCTGGAAATGGATGGACTTACCTAACGTTGTTAGTATTCGTATCAGTGATCAATACTTTGGCGGCATTCCATGGCAAGCCATTAAAAATGACAGAACATTAAAGGCACAATTCTACCGTGTGGTTCAACAAGAGTATCCACAATATGTGTGCTACCCAGGCGGTAAACTGCCTATCCCACTTGATGTACCATATCCATCAAAAGCGGGCGAAAAGAAATACTTCCAAGGAAACTAAAAGATGTTTATTATCCCAACAGGCGATGACCTAGTAAGTTTTATCAAAGACTTCACTGGTAGCACAAACGATACAGAAATCAAACAATGTATTTTCATGGCAGAGATGTCAATGAGAAACATTGAACTCCCTGCGCTACGCAGTGACCCATACGCAGTTGAAAATATTGGTGTGGCAGATGCTAATGGTCATATTCCTATCCCTGGTGATATGAACAAGCCAATCTTGTTCTTTAAACAAGGTGCTCAAGTTACAACAACTGCCGGTGCAACTGGTACAAGTGGCCAATCAACTGTTACATTAACAAGCGTTCCTGCTAGAACAATCAGTTTAGGTATGTTAGTCACTGGTACTAACATTGGCGCTGGTTCAACAGTTACTGGTATCAATGGCTCTGGTGGTGTTGGTACAATTATTTCATTAAGCCATGCAAATACAGGCACAGTCAATGGCACACTAACATTTAATTCAACAGGTCAAAGTTCAAGCCAAACAGGTCCTTGGATTGTGTATGACCGCGTTGGTGATCGTGACATTATTACACAAAGCATGATTGCTCAGTTATACTTGCAACCAGTTAACGTTCCAGCAGTTATTCGCGGTAAGTTCAGTGAAGTGTATAACAAGTATCAATTCTTGCCTTATGTTGCTGAAGGCGATTTGATCAACATGTATTACTACAAGGCATGGCCATTGTTGTTTGCTCCATTAGTTGATGAAGTTATTTCTGCAACTGGCACAGTAGGAACAATCACAGGTTCTGGTCCATGGACTGGTCACATTACTGGCATGACAAGTGTAGGTGACTTGGCAGTTGGTGATACAATTTACGCAACCAATGGCACTGGCTCATTAGGCACCGGCACAATTACAGTAGCAAGCATTGTTAGTTCAACTGAAATTACATTTACAGCAACAGGTGGCACAACTCCAGTTGCAGGTACAGTTACAGGTATTACACAAACTGGCCTAGTAGTTCAAAACAACGCAGTACTACAAACATGGCCAGAAGGCTACGTATATGCAACATTACGTGAATACTACATCAAGCGTCACAATGAAACAGATGCCGCAGTGTATCAACAAAAGTTCACTGATGCTTGGAACGTAGTTGAGGATCAAAATAATTTAGGCAAGTGGTCAGGTGGACACACTCGTCTAACAAGTGTATGGCAACCAAGACAGTATCGCCAATACAACATCAAATAAGGATCACGGATAATGACAAGTTCTTCAGGTTTATATGGGGAAGTAACACTTCCGGCGGTTACATTAGCGGAGCCAACTAGTCCTACTGGACAGGATGTCAACTCGACTAATTCAACTGGCCTATACGGTGGTGCTTCAACACCCATTCCAGACTCTAGTGGTAATTTAGTTGTTCGTGGTGATTTACTTGTATTAAGTGGCAACATTCTAACGACTGCTACAACTGGTAACGTATTCCCTACGAATGCAACTACCTTAAACGTTGGTAATGCGGCCACAACTATTAATATTGGTGCTGATACTGGCACCACTACAATTAACAACAACTTAGTTGTTGATGGTAGCATTGGTAGTGATTCTATTACAACAGGTCCTATTACTGCAACTACTGTAACAGGCACAGTTTTCAATGGCACTGATGCTAAGTTTGGCAACATTCAAATTGCCATCACTGACAATAACACTATTGACACAAGCACTGGTGATTTAAAACTAAACAGCACAACTGGCAACATTGGTTTAATTGGTGCTGACACATTATACACTGACCAATCTACTTTCTTATTGTTTAACAGCCCAACAACTGTTACAGCATTTGATAGTGCTACAACATTAAACTTTGGTGATGTAACTGGTACAACATTTATTCGTAATGATGTTGCCATTGGTGGCGACTTAAAGATCAACGGCAATGACATCAAGAGTAATGGTGGTACTGTTGCTATTACACTAAGCGGTAATGATGTTACTATTGCAGATGATTTAACTATCAATGGTAACAATGTCAACTTAGCGCAAGGCACTACCATTGGCTACAATGAAAACAATGATAGACACAATCGACCACAAGTTCAAAGCACATCAGGCAATAACTCAGGCTTACGTGTTATTGCTCCTAATGCCACTACAAGTTCTGGTTCTAGTTTAAGTGTATTTGCTACCAATGACATCAACAATGGTGAATTCTTAACCGTTAATGCTAACGGTAGTACAACTGCGCCATTTGCAATTAGAACTGGCAAATATACTGGTGGTGTTCTTGGAACATCAGGCAAGAGTATTTCTTTCACTGATAACGGTGTAGTGTATGCTGGCATTAATCCTAATGGCCCTACTATTGGAACAGACTTAACAACCAAGGCCTATGTAGATGGTTTAACTCCAGATGTTCCTACATATGATACAAACGTTGTACCAGTAACTGGTGGTGTTGAATTAGATTTACGCGAAATTCAAAATGCAACTTATACCATTGTTGGTTCAACAAAATTTCTTGGTGGCACAAACGTAACTATCAGCGAAACAAATCCAAATGAAGTTACAATCAGTGCGCCAGACACAAACACAACTTACACTATTGATGCAAGTGCAACAACTGGTGGTGCTAACTTTAATCTAGTTGGTAGTGACGCAACAACTGATACTATTAAGATTGCAAGTGGTACTGGTATTACTGTTGCACAAACTGATGCAAGCACAATTACAGTAAACAGCACAATCACACAGTACACAGATGCTATGGCTCGTGCAAGTATCTCTGCAACTGGTGACATTTCATACAACAGCACCACTGGTGTTATTTCTTATACTGCACCGACGGCTCCTGTTACAAGTGTTAATGGCCAAACTGGTGTTGTTGTGCTAGACACAGATGATGTCAATGAAGGTGCAACAAACTTATACTTCACTACTGCTCGCGCACGTAGCAGTATTTCTGCAACTGGTGACATTTCATATAACTCAACAACTGGTGTTATTTCTTATACTGCACCCCCTGCTCCAGTTACAAGTGTTAACGGTCAAACTGGCGCAGTTACATTAACAACTACAAACATTGCTGAAGGTACAAACTTGTACTACACTGATGCTCGTAGCAGAGCAGCATTAAGTGCTGGCACAGGTATTTCATACAATAACAGTACTGGTGTTATTACATCTACAATTACACAGTATACTGATGCACAGGCTCGCGCCGCATTGTCAGCAGGTACTGGTATTTCATACAACAGTTCAACTGGTGTTATTACCAACTCAGGTGTTACAAGTGCAATTGCTGGAACTGGTATTGGTGTGTCAGGTGGCACAGGTGCAGTTACAATTAGCAACACAGGTGTTACAAGTTTAGCCGCAGGCACATACCTAAGCGTTAACAGTAGCACTGGTGCTGTCACTGTAAGTACAAATGCTACTAATGCAAATACTCCAAGCACTATTGTTGCTCGTGATGCTAGTGGCAATTTCAGCGCTGGCACAATTACTGCCAACTTGTCAAACGGTACTCGCGTATTAGGTGCATTAACTGCTACTCCAAGTACAACTTACACATTCCCTGCTCCACCATTAACAAGCATCACAGACAACAACGGTCTTGATGCAGTTTCAAGTTATAACAGCAGCCCAACAACATTGGGTAACGGTGCACAAGGCCAGTTCACTCACTTCTTTGGTGACACATTTGCTGGCAGCAACACAGGTGCTGTGTTCTCATTAAAATCTGCTAACGGTAACAGCGAAACAACTGGCACAATTCCATTCACTGGTCTTGCACCAGTAGCGCCAAGTGCAGTTACAAGTTCTAACGTTATTGGTGGTCTAAACTTTAACGGTTACGCAACAAGTGGCTTTACTGATTACATTGCTACTCAAAACCAAGGTGGTGGCTATAACGCAATCCACGCTGGCCAGATCCAGTTTGCTCCTATTGAAACATTTGCTGATGGCACATTGACAATTTCAGGTGCTACTATTACAGCAGTTTCTCGTGTTAACGTTGCTCAAACTGTTACTGCTATTGCTGGCACACGCGGTCAGTTAACTATTCCATCAACACTTGCTGGTGTAGGCACAGCAGTGGTTGTTACAGGCACAAACGTAGGTACAGGTACTGGTATCACAGCAGGCACCTACTACATTGTTGCCAACAACGGTGGCGTTGGTAATTCAACACAAATTACATTAAGTGCAACAGTTGGTGGTGCTCCAATTACAACTACCCCAGGTACAGTAACGGGCTTGACATTTACTCGTCAACTAATCACTGTAACTTACTCAGCACAAACTTCAGTGCCATTTGGTCTCAACGCCAAAGTAACAATCAGTGGTTTTACTAACGTAACATCAGGCACATTTATGTGTGTTGGTGCTCCAACAGCAACATCTGCTACAATTGGTGCAACTTCAAGTGGTGTCCCAGCATTAAGCGGTTCACAAAGTGTATCATGCCCAACAGTAACAGCAGGTGGCACATTGTTCCGTGTTCGTGGCTTTAAGGCAGCAACACCATTAAACCCTGCTAACCGCACTGAATATATTAACCATTCTGTTGCAACTGCAACATATAAGAGTGACCAGTTTAACTTCCAAGGCGGTTCAAACACATTTAACTACCTTGCGTTAAACGCCGCGCTTGCTGAATTCCGTATCTCAGGTACAATTGGTTTTAAAGACTTAACTGGCACAAACTTAACTGGTGATAAGTTAACATATAGCCGCGTGTATGGTGAATGGTCTTATAGCACAACTGTAACTCCAGCGGCTGCTAACACAGCCTATGTATTCCCACTAGGAACTGCTGACACAAATAACGTAGCCACAGTTGGTAGCACATCAAGACTAATCCCTGGTGCGGCTGGCGTTTATAACTTCCAATTCTCTGTGCAAGTTATTAACGCTGATAACGGTAATGACCACATAGCATACATTTGGTTGCGTAAGAATGGCGTAGATGTTGCCAACAGTATGAGTCGTGTTACTGTTGTAAAGTCTGCGGCCCAAATTGCAAGTTGGAACTTTATCTTGAATTCTGCAAACACAACAGATTATTGGGAGTTGGCGTATGCGGTTGATTCAACACAAATCACATTCCCTAACTATGCAGCAACAGCGTTTGGTCCAGCAACACCTACGTTGATTACAACATTAACTCCAGTAGGCGCATAACATGTCACAAATAGATTCAACAGACGCAAGACTAAGCACACACGAAGCCGTGTGTGCTGAACGATACGCAGGATTAGATCGCCGCATGACTAACTTAGACGAAAAATTCAATAAACTTGAAAGTGACCTCAAAGAACTTAAAGACACTTCAAGCAAAAGTCTAAGTGAAATTAAGAACATGCTACAAACAGCCAAAGACGAAAAGTTTAAAGTAATGGTCACGGTTGCCGGTACAATCATTGTAGCATTGCTTGGCACAATGGGTTATCTAATAACACATATAAAGTAAATGCCTAAGTTGCAAGATTACGATGACTTGATGCATCCATTAAGCGCACGAGCACAAGCAAGTCTTGATGCTAAGATTGCGGCTGGTGGATGGTCAAGTGCTGACGAAGCAGTCAAAACTAAAGCAATTGCAGATGCAGCCGCCCAAGTAGCAGTACAAGGTGCAACAAACACCTTAGCAACTGATGGCGCATTTGGAGACTTTATAAACAGTAAGTGGAGGCCCATGATGGCCTTCATTTACATGATTACTTGTGCAACAGATTTTATCATCTTCCCGGTGCTATGGTCAGTATTACAAGCAGTACAAGGTGGTCAAGTTACAAGCCAATGGAGTCCTCTAACACTCCAAGGTGCAGGCTTATATCATATCGCGATGGGTGCAGTTCTAGGCTTAGCCGCATATGGTCGTTCGCAGGAAAAGATAGCAGGCAAGGCTTAATCTGGGTTGTTAATTTTCATAATTACAATTATGAAGAACATGGAAATGATAAGGCCAGCAGTTTGGTATCAAAACCCTCCTAGCGATGTGAGCAAGTATCCAAGCCCGCAGTCGATCCTGCGAAAGGCAGTTGGAACTGGAGAATATAAATTCGTGAGCCAATCAATTACTGCTGACCACATAAGAGCCGCTTGTGTAATGCCACTTGATGTTCCGTTTCAGCATCTCATGGACGAGCCATGGGCAATGTCTTACAAAAGCGATGAGTGGCGCATGATTATTGTAAGCACATTAAAGCCTTCACGCTGGTTAGAATTAGCAAGAGCATCAGGTGCAATTGGTTGGTACAAAGGCCACCACTTGTCTATTACCTTTGATTGGGAAGAAAGCAAGCCAGAATTAGATAAGCATGGACTTATGATTCGCCCACCTAATGCATTAGGTGAGAATGGCAAGACACCTGCACAACTACCTAAGAAAAAAGGTCGCCAGCAAAAAGATTATGTACGTGAAGATGTTGTTAATGATTTACGTAATGGCGAGTTGAATCACACACAAATTGGTGTGAAGCATGGTATTAGTCGCATCACCGTTATTAAGATAGCAAAGCAAGAAGGCATAACATCAAGGAGACCCTCGCATGGCCAGACCTATGCCTAATGTATTGCTACGTAATGTAGACATCAATGATAAAGCGTTAGAAGTATGTGAAGCAGATGCGCTATATGGTGTGTTGTATCAGGGCCGCCCAATTAAAATTAGAACATTACAAAATATTGAACTAAACTTTATTGGGCCTAAGTATAGCAAAACTGCATTTCCTGAGTCTGGACATGCGTTTAACCTAGCAGACAAGTTAAACAAGATGTTCAACACAGATGAATTTACAGTCGCTATCATGACAGTAAGTAGGACCATAAGCGAATAATTGCTGGGGGTTAGTTAAATGGTATAACAGCGGATTTTGATTCCGCTATTAAAAGTTCGATTCTTTTACCCTCTGCCAGTGTTGTAAAAATACAACATAAATATCTTGTCTAAATGGTTGTTTGTTGTAAAAAAGCGACAGACCTTTAACTGCTAAGGCAGTATAATTAGACACATAGCACAGTGCTATACTCCAAGTAGGACATTGAGGTGTTTGAAAGGATTTTATTAAACTTTAAGGAGTTCATATGTCAAAACGGATCAATCCGATCATCAAGCCTGTCGTTGAGGCGTTTCAAACAACGTATCACCAAACTCTAAATTTCGCAAAGAATCCAGGTAGTGCTATTAATGGACTGCTGGTTATGGGTGATGCTGGCACAGGCAAAAGTCATTGGGTTAAAAAGGCATTGCGAGATGCTGGTGTTCAACAAAATGTTGAATACATTAAAGGTGGTACTATCACTGCCGCGGCACTCTATGTTAAATTATACCTGAATAGATTTGCACATCGCATCCTTGTCCTTGATGATGTTGATATTATCAATCATCATGAGAAAGCGAAACTTGTCCCACTTATCTTAGGTGCTGTCGAAGAAGGTAGGGATAGACTTTGTAGTTGGAATACTGCAAAGAAAAATGCATTAATGGAAGAGTTTGACGTACCATTTGATTTTGCATTTGATGGTAACATTATTCTCATTACTAATTATACCATGGAGACTATTGCAACCAAAATGGTTCAATGGAAACAAGCGTTTTCAAGTCGTTTCATTCCAGTTAGTTGTGTATTCAATCACGAACAAAAATACATGTATACCAAACATCTCATTGAGAATGAATTAATGCTTACTGATAAGTGTCGTGTTCATACGTATGAAGTAGATGGCCAAAAATTTAACGGATATCCACAAGAAGTTGTTGATGAGGCAATGGATTACATTGATGACAACTATCAATATTTTAGTGATATCACCCCACGTGTTGCTGTAAAAATTGCTGATACGATTTTTTATAATACTGATCCTGTTATGAAACGTGTCATGCTTTCTAATCTTAAAACTGGTCCAGTAAGTGGAGCAAATCATGCAAACTAATAAAACTAACCTGGAAGATTTTAATCTTGAGGAATGGGGCAATATTGAATTGTCAGGGTTTGATGATAGTAAACTACTAGATCCAAATTTAAATAGGGTCCTAGCAAATAAACTAAAAGCAAAAGATCCTAAGTGGTTAGAAAGTCTTAAAGAGGCCACGTCCACTGATGAATATCGTAAAAATGTCAGTGCTGGCCATAAAAGATTCTGGGACAATGTAGACCAATCTCATAGGGATTATATCGCTGAAAGAAGTTTTGAAGCAAAAATTACTTTTGAAAGCGAAGCGCAAGCACATGAAATCTTCTGGCAATGTTGGGGACCTGATCGCGGTGAAAAACTTTATAAACAACTAGCAAAAAAGTACAACGTTGGTTATGAAGGTATCATTAATCTAGTTCGTGGCGGATACAGGACTCATGCATATTGTCCAGTAACTATAGAAACCTTAGAACAAATGAAAAAAGATTGGAACCAATCTTTTCAAACTTATAAGGTATATGCCGTTCGCCCAGGCTATGAACATCTTAATAACTACGATCGTTTATATCAAGAAAGCAGTTATTACAGTCGGGCCACTGAAGCCAACAGAATGGCTTTACCTAGTGTTGTTTTTCATTGTAGATTTATCTTAGAAAATCCAACGATCCAATCTGTTAGAGAATATTGCGACAGCATTGGTATTCCTAAGGAGAATAATGATAACAGGCAATACAAGGTTATATTGGATCAAAAGTTTCCTTGGTTGCGTAATGGTCCATGCGAAACTTTTGAATTTGATAGTTATGAGGAGTTAGCAGAATTCATGAACACGCATGAAGATAACAAAAATATTAAACATGTTAGTCGTGAATCTGCATGGGACTATGTTAAGCATAGGTTCCAATGGAAAGGTGAAAACTTTCAAGGTTGGATGTTTTATAAGAGAGATTTATAATCTCTGTACATAGACCAGTGAAACGCCTGTTTTCAGGCGAAAACGCAAAAAGCACCTTTTCTGGGTGCTTTTTCTTTGTCTAGCGGTGCCGCTATGCTAGGATTTTTTGGTTTGGAAAATTGAATTAAGAAAAATAGTAGAGCCCTTTAGCGTGAAACTTTTAAAAACACACGGTAAGCAACTGATCAGGAAGCCCAGGCTTCTACTACCGGATTAGGTGGAGTTAGAGGAGTACTTTATAATGGCTGTAATAAAGCGAACCTAATCCTAGCACTAGCATTGCACTAGCGCATACTTCTATTTAAGCATTTTCGTTACAAGATGTCAAACCTACACTTTGCCAAAACTTGCAATTTTACCGCCATTTGGCATTGCTTTTTTCGTTTACCTGCTATATACTATTAACAACACACAGATCATGTGTTGCTACAATTGAAAGGTTAGAGATGAAAATCCCATTTACAGTTAAAGACACCAGTGCCAACACAGTTTACGTTGACATTGCAAAGAACGACCATGACAAGATCATTGGTTACATTTTTGAGTGGACAGCGTATGGCGCCGAGTTCCACAACGACCCTAAGGCAGAAGTAGAGTTCTTTTACAAAGCACAGCCTAAGTTACCACGCATGACTAAGGGCCGCATGAACAGTATTGCTTCCTACTTAGGTGGCATTTTAAACAACCAACTGTTCCGCCCAAACAAAAACGGCAACTACCAACGTGACTTCACACTAGACAACATTATGCACATTCAGCGCATCAGTGAAATCATGAGTGACTTGTGCAACACACCAGTCGTGCAGTTTGAAGAAAGCATGTGGACAAAATGACATTACCATTAGTAGTTGTATCCTTTGAGTACGATGAGGAATTTGACATTAGAACACAGTACCGTCGTTACTTCAAATACATTGAGAAGGCTAACGAATATGTTGCACTAGAAAAACTAAAAGGCAATGACGCTTGGATCTTTAAAACCAACAGCGAAGAATTTGCTTGGATAAAGGAGTAAGAAATGACAACACAACAAATGCCTGGATTGATTCCAGACTTATACAAAGATTTGGCATGGCATGCTATGCAAATTACCATCTACGAACACAGTACTAAAGTCGGCAAGAAAGTAACAGCAGACATTCGTGCTAAACTAAGCAGAACAGAACGTTGGGACGACTGTGCTTTTACAGCAAAGATTGCATTGCAGGGCCGCTCCAGGGACGCTAACAAAGCAATGTTTAATCTAAGTGAAACTATGATCCAATATGGTCACTTGGCATTACGCGAACAGATGTTGTCACACTTTGTTCAAAGCAAAGACAAACTTATTGAAACTGCATCCGCTGAAAATCCATTATGGAAAAGCACGTTTATTAGAAGCGGCTTTGGACGTGACCCTAATCCAGGACAATGGGTCAAAGGCACTTCCAGAATGCAGCCATTAAACCCAGGCGTGTATGCACACTTTGATAAGTCCAGCATGTTGCTTAACTTAACCATTGGTAACAACAATTGGCAAACGGTAATTGAAACAAAACTTAGTCCAGCACAAAAGAAGGCAAACGCAATTGGGTACAGTTTGATCCTGCTAGACAAGCCCATTTATGCTCCAATAGCAGAAACAGGAGCAGATCGTTTAGCCCGTTTCATGGAGCAAGGCCGCGAATTATATACAAGTAATAACAGTAATAACAGTAATAATGAGTAATAAGAAGTAATAAGAGTAGCCTACTCAAAAGTCACTTCGTGACAGGTCTAAAGACCTAAATGAGTAAGCGAGATTTTATCTCTGGGCTCCGCCCCCTCTGGGTCTCGCTACGCGACACACTACTAGGGGTTATGAGTTCAAAATGATTTGTCAAAGAGTTTGAGAGGGTTCCGCGATTGGACCTAAATAGAAAGGAAATAAAATGCAACCATATGTAACACCAGCACCAGGCAGAACACCTGCAGAGCAAACAAAGCCAAAACGAGGCCGCCCACGCAAAGCCAATCCATTAACGCCGGCACAACGACATGCCCGCTGGAGAGCAAAGCGCAAAGCAGAAGTTCAAGAACTGCTAAAAATATATCACGAGGTAAACTAAAATGATAACAATACGCATTGATATCCCACATGGCATAACACAAGTAATGACCCCAAAGATGTTAATGGGCAATTACATTGAGCAAGACACTCGAGTACAGCAAATACAAAATGACAAAGTAAAAGGACTATGCACAGTTCACATTACAAGCGACATTGATTGGGACAATGAAACAAGTGCTATTCTTATCAATGCAACATACCACAGCAGAGAACAAGAGTTATTAACACTACTATCACTATAAGGACACGCAATGAGTTTCTTTGACGGCATATTTGGAACAGGAGCACAAGCATCAATACTTGGCTCAAGTGACCAAATCAATTCAGCATTTAACGATGCATACCAAAACTATCAAGGGCAAGCAAACATAGGTAATCAAAGTCAAATACAAGCACAGTACAGCAGAGCACAGCAAAGTCGTTGGGTAAGTCACAATTGGGTGTTTAACGGACGCCCTTGCACATTGCATGAATTTGCAGACGCAATTTGGGGAAAAGAGGACCATGAAGACAAAATGCTTTTTATTCTAACGCATAGTGGTCCTAAAAAGTAATACGATAGTTTAATTTTGTTGCAAAAATACAACAAAAATCAGGTTGCTCTTTTTCGTTTACCATCGTATAATAAACACATAGACAGCAACAAACAGGAGTTCTAAATGAAAAAGATTTTAACCGCATTAGTTTTTACAGTAGCATCCATTGGCGCTATTGCAGGCGAACTTGATGGCAATTACGTTTGTGACATTAACAGCAGTGAACCAATGTTTGTTACATTGTCTAACAATGGTAACAACATGTCTCAGCGTTACCTTAGTAGCAACCAAGTTTTCCAATTGAACTTTGTGCAATTCATCGGTGGCAACTACAACGAAACCCATAACTTGTACAAGTCTAAGAATAGTGGGTATGAAGGCATTGTAACATTCTACCGTGGCCGTTATTTTACTATGCGTGAGAAACTTAAAAGCGGACAATTGGTTACTTCATTCTGCCAACCACTGTAATTCTTATTTGAAAAGGAATCAAGTTAAATTTGAACAGCACTAATTACATTGTAGGCAGCATGAGTTGCTTACAAATTTAATCTAGCATAGGCGATGGTCTTACAAGAGTAGGATCTCATCTTTATC